CGCGAGGAGTTCAACGTCTCGCCAACCCATGCGCAGACGCTGAACGAAAAAATCACCCACAGCTCGGCCTTCCTGTCCCGGATCAACGTGATTCCGGTCAGTGAGATCAAGGGCGAGAAGGTGATGCTGGGTACCAGCGGCACCGTTACCGGCCGCACCGACACCACTGTATCCGACCGCGAACCGCGTAGCGTGCTGGGCCTGGACGGCCAGCCGTACGAGCTGTTCGAAACCCACAGCGACGTGTCGCTGCGCTTCGCCAGCATCGACGCCTGGGCGAAATTCCCGAACTTTGCGCAGCGTTATTCCGCCGCAGTACAGAAGCAGATCGCGCTCGACCGCATCATGATCGGCTGGAACGGTACCAGCGCCGCCGCCACCACCGACCGCGTAGCCAACCCGCTGCTGCAGGACGTGAACAAAGGCTGGCTGCAGATCGTTCGCGATCAGGCACCGCAGCAGATCCTCACCACTGGTGAGAAGGTCGCTGGGAAGATCCAGATCGGCGCAACCGGCGACTACCCGAACCTCGATGCCCTGGTGCACGACGTGTCGATGATGATCGACGACGAGTTCCGTGACGGTGGCGACTTGGTGGCCATCATCGGCCACGAGCTGCTGGCCCACGACAAGGCCAAGTTGTACGCCGCCCAGGGCGACACACCGACCGAGAAAGAGCGCATCGAGCTGGCCCAGGTGATCGCAACCTACGGCGGCCGACCGGCCTACACCTGCCCGCACTTCCCGGCCCGCGGCGTGGTGGTCACCAGCTTCGACAACCTTTCCATCTACTTCCAAGACAGCAGCTGGCGTCGACACATCCAGGAGAACCCGAAGCGCTCGCGTGTCGAGGACTTCAACAGCCGCAACGAAGGCTATGTCGTAGAGCAGCTGGGCAAATTCGCCGGCGTCGAGTCCGCCAACGTGGAGTTCGTCTGACATGAGCCTGGCCCTAGCCCATAAACGTCGCGTCCTTGAACAGGGTGCGGCAGCGGCGGCCACCGGTGCGCGGGCTTACACGCCCGCCACCGCCCTGGCCGGCCCTGCCAACGCCCAGAAGCACCTAGCCCTGATGACCACCGCGATGGATGCGGACCTGGAACGCATCAGTGCCATCAACAGCCGCGAGGCACGCCAGGCACTCAAGCGCGACGAGCTGCTGCCCAAGTACCTGGACTACGTGCAGCGCTACCGCGAGTCGGGCCTGAACCACCCTAACCCGGTGCTGATGCAGGTGCTGGTGTGGTTGTTCGATACGGCGCAGTTCGAAGCCGGCATCGAGCTTGCCGACTTCGCGATTGGGCAGGGCCAGCAGCTCCCGGAACGCTTCAAGCGTGACGTGCAGACCTTCGTCGCCGACGAGCTGATCGACTGGGCCGAGGCCGAGCACAAAGCCGGCCGCAGCCCGGAACCCTACGTATCACAGCTGTTGCCGCGTGTGGATGGCAACTGGGACGGCTTCAAGCAAGGCGGCGAATCCGAGCGCCCCGCCCCCTGGCAGCTGTTCGAGCGCATCCCGGCCCGCTACCACAAGTTGCTCGGCGTGCTGGCAATGGAGCGTAAGGACTGGGCCCCGGCTGTTGCGCACCTCAACCGTGCCACCGAGCTGTACCCGGAAATCGGCGTGAAAACGCGCCTTGAAGGTGCCGAGAAGGCGCTGCGCAAGCAGCAGACCGAAGCCGGTACCGCGTAACCAGCTACCCCCCCCCAGCGGGGCCTGCCCAGGTGTTCCGGCTTTGAGCCAGTACCACCCGACGCAGTCACCCCGCCCTATTCGAGCGGCCAGCGATGAGCTTTTCAGGTAAACCGACCACCCTGGTGGACCAAGCGATAGAGAATGACGGCTTCTGGCCGGACCTCTCCGTTGCCGAGTTCCAGAAGGGTTACCGCCTGCCGGCGGAGTACCTGGGCGAGCTGCTGGCCGATGGCATCACCTTCTCCATGGGCGAAGTGAACGTCGACCTAGCCAAGCGCAAGGCGGATTGGCAGGCGGCAGGCGTCACCAGCGTGGAAAGTGCAGACCCTATGGTGCTGCCGGAGCGCACATTTCACGTAGCGACGTACAAGCGCGCCGTGTATTGCCGCGCCAAGGCCTACCTGCTGCAGCAGTTCGCCACGGTGAACCGCCGCGAGTCGGCCGAGAACATCGCCAAGGAATCACCCGCCACCGAAGACCAGTTTCTGGCGTTCAGCCAACAGGCCGTGCGCCTGCTGCAAGGCCGTGGCCGGATTACGGCGGTGCTGCTGTGAACAAGCTCCGCGCCCTGACCACCTTTCTGCTCGAGCGCCGTTTGGTCTCTCCGGAACAGCTCGACAGCTGGGCCGAGCAGGTCACGCTCAATCTCACCTGGAAGCCCGACCTAGACGGCCTGCACCTGGGCGACATGCGCTACCGGGCGGTGATCGTGATGGAGCGCTTCGCCGACCACCCGGGCCGGCTGATGGCCCTGCTCGGCAGCTGGCTCGAGAACTTTGATCCCGATCGCGCCGACGACCTGCCGGCACCGACCTTCGACATCGAGCAGCTGGACAACGACCTGGCCGACGTCGAGCTGACCCTGGAATTCATCGAGCCGCAGTACTTGGCCGAAGCGGACGACGGCGAGATCGAGGCCTTCGGCAAGCGCTGGGCCTTCGTGCCGTTCGACCTTTGGATTGCCGAGCACGGGGAGGTGGCCAGTGGCAGCCAGTAACCCGTTCAACCTGGACGTGCGCGGCCAGCTCGACGTGGCCGCCCAGCTCGCTCTACTGGACCTCCCGCCGAAGCTGCGCCGCCGGCTGATGAACCGCACCGCCCTGCGCATTCGTACCGGCTGGCGCAAGCGTGTCCGTGAACAGGCCGACCTGCACGGCAGCGCCTTCGCGCCGCGTGCCCGCAAACGCAAGAAGGGCCAGAAGCCGAAGATGCTGACCGGCCTGGCCACCGGCATTTCCGTGGTGCGCCTGACCGAGGACGCCGCCGAACTGGGCTGGGGCAAGCGCAAGACCGCAATGATCGCCGGCATCCACAACGCCGGCATGGTGCAGCGCCGCACCGCCGGCCAGATGCGCGCCTTCAGCCGAGTCACCCCGCTGATGGCTACCGCCGAGCAGGCCAAGCGCCTGCGCCGGCTCGGTTTCAAGATCCGCGCCGGCAAGACCAAGCGCGGCGGCCAGCGCTGGCTGCGGCCGTCCGCGGACTGGATCGTCCAGAACATCAAGTACAGCCAGGCGGGCCTGCTGATTCGCCTGCTCAAGCAAGAGAAACCCGGCCCCACCAGTTGGGAGATCGAGCTGCCCAAGCGCGAGTTCTTCGGCGTGGCCAACCAGCAGGAAGTGAGCGAGCTGATCGCCTACCTGCTCCCGCAAATCCTTAACTCACCCCGCTAGCGAGGCACTGCATGGCACTCGGCAAAGTCAGCGTCAACAATCTCAACCTCGGCCAGGGTGCCGTGACCGAGATCGAGCGCTATTTCCTTTTCATCGGCCCGGCCGCGGCGAACGTCGGCGAGCTGATCCCCCTCAACACCCAGAGCGATCTGGACGCGGCGCTGGGCGAAGCCGACAGCGACCTGAAGCGCCAGGTCACCGCGGCGCGCCTGAACGGCGGCGACCGCTGGGCCTGCCTGGCTGCGCCGATCGACGCGGTAGCCGGCAACTGGCAGGACGCCCTGGAGTACTCCCAGCAGCAGGGCTTCTCGGTCGAGGCGGTGGTTATCACCTCGCCGGTGACCAGCGGCGCCGAGCTGAGCGCGATGCACGACGCCGCGGTGATGCTGAACAGCACCTACGGACGCCGCGCGTTCGTCATGGCGGCCACCGCCGGCTGCGATCCGGACCTGCAGACCTGGAACCAGTACCTGATCGAGCAGCGCGCCATCGTCCAGGACCTGGCGGCGCCGCGCGTGCTGGTGGTACCGCAGCTGCACGGCAACGACCTTGGCGTGCTGGCCGGTCGCCTGGCCAACGCCGCGGTGAGCATCGCCGACAGCCCCATGCGCGTGGCCACGGGCGCCGTGCTCGGCCTGGGCGAAACGCCGGTGGACGTCGACGACATCCCGCTGCCCTCGGCCATCCGCGCCGAGCTGGACAGCGCCCGTTTCAGCGTGTCGCAGACCTACCCCGACTACCCGGGCGTGTTCTGGGGCGACGGCAACATGCTCGACGCGCCGGGCAGCGACTTCCAGGTGGTGGAGTACCTGCGCCTGGCGGACAAGGCCGCGCGCCGCGTGCGCATCCTGCTGATCCAGCGGGTCGCCGACCGCCGCCTGAACAGCACCCCCAATTCCATGGCCGCGGCCACCAGCGCGCTGATGGCGC